TTTAACTGGATCTGCTACTGATGGAAGTGGTCTAAGAAGAGCTAGTTTTACCAACGTTGATGTATACGAAGGTACATATGTAACGAATTCCTTTGTGGTTAACGGTTCTGTTGACCAAAGATTTATTTTAGACAACCCTGGAATTGATGCATCACTAATTAGAGTGACTGTAAAGGGTCCACAAGAGACCGTTGGTAGAGAATATAGACAAGTAGAAAATATTTTAAACCTTACCGCAGAATCTGAGATCTTCCTTTTACAAGAGGTAGCAGATGAGAGGTATGAATTGCTGTTTGGTGATGGAATTTTTGGTAAAAAATTAGAAAATGAAGCAATTGTTGAAGTAACGTATATTATTACCAATGGTGCATCTGGAAATGGTCCTAGAGTATTCAATTTCTCTGGTGCTGTAAGCAATAGTAATGGTGCTTCCTTCTTACCATCCAATACGGTTGCTGTAACGACCGTAGAACCTGCTAAAGACGGGTCTGACATTGAAGAATTAGACTCTATCAAGTACTTTGCCCCAAGACTGTATTCTTCCCAATACAGAGCAGTTACAGCAAGAGATTATGAGGCAATTGTGCAAAGAATTTATCCAGATACGGAATCAGTGTCTGTTGTCGGTGGTGAAGAACTGGATCCCCCCGAATTCGGCACTGTCGTTCTTAGCATCAAACCCAAAAACGGCACATTCTTGTCGGATTTTACAAAAGCACAGATTTTGTCCGATCTGAAGCAATATTCTGTTGCTGGGGTTAATCAGAGAATCGAAGATCTTAAATTACTGTTTGTAGAACTGAATTCTACTGTTTATTATAACGCAAGTAAGGTCAGTAACCCAATTCAACTCAAATCTGATGTAGTTGCGAACTTGAACAGTTATTCTGACTCTGTTGAACTCAATGCTTTTGGTGGGAGATTCAAATATAGCAGAGCAATCAAAGTCATTGATGAAACTAACGAGGCTGTTACCTCAAATATCACCAGAGTCATCATTAGAAGGAACCTGAAGGCACTTCTAAACCAATTCACGCAATATGAGCTATGTTTTGGTAATAAGTTCCATGTAGTCTCTAGTGGATACAATATTAAGAGTACTGGTTTCACGGTTCAAGGATCTGGTGACACTTTATACTTTACTGATGTTCCAAATACAGATCTTCTGTCTGGAACTATTGCTATTGTAAAAGAATCTGATACTGGTCCTATTATTGTAGTCCCTGCAGCAGGAGCAGTCGATTATGTAAAAGGTGAAATCATTATTAACACTGTTAATATCACATCTACTGTCAAACCAGACGACGTTATTGAAATTCAAGCAGTTCCAGAGTCAAATGATGTTATTGGTCTAAAAGACCTGTATTTGCAATTGGATATCTCGAATAGCACCATAAATATGGCAAGAGACACCATTGCATCTGGTGAACAAATTTCGGGTGTCGGATTCCCCGTAGCATCAAGTTATACCAACGGACAACTAAGTAGAAAATGATAGACACCAGTTCTGTTTTTGAATCTAGAGTAAAGATTCAGCAAGTAGTAGACAAGCAACTTCCTGAATTCGTAATTTCTGAAAATCCCCTTGCGATTGATTTTCTACAGTCTTACTATACTTCTCAGGAATTTCCTGGTGGACCTGTAGATATTGCAGAAAATTTAGACCTCTATTTAAAACTAGACAGATTGACACCAGATGTTATTTCTGGCATGTCTACTGTCACTACTGGAATAACGTCAACATCTTCCGAAATCTTTGTAACCAATACAAAAGGATTTCCTGCTGAATATGGTCTTATCAAGCTTGATGATGAAATTATCACCTACACTGGAGTAACAACCAACTCCTTTACTGGATGTGTCCGCGGATTTAGTGGAATTACTTCCTACCATGCTACCAATGATCCAGAGAATTTAGTATTCTCTACTAGTGAAGCAGCATCTCATGAAAGTGGTGTAGGTGTTCAGAATCTCAGTGCGCTCTTTTTGAAAGAGTTTTACAACAAATTAAAGAAATTATACACTCCTGGTCTAGAAAATACTCCATTGGCGTCAAATTTGAACGTCAATAACTTTATTAAGGAAGCAAGAAGTTTATACCAAGCAAAAGGCACGGAAGAATCGATCAAAATTCTCCTAAAAGTGCTTTATGGAGTGGAATCTAAGGTAATTGACCTGGAACAATTCCTCTCAAGACCATCTTACGCAGAATATATCCGCAGAGATGTAATTGTTGCCAAACTTATTAGTGGAAATCCCGCAAAAATTCAAGGGACTACTCTTTTCCAAGATGCACAGATTGAAAATAAAATTGGTGCAGCAAGTGGACCAATTTCTGAAGTTGAGATCTTTACAAGAGGAACCACAGAAGATATTGGTGTACAGACATACTATAAAATCTCTTTATTCACTGGATTTGGTGATGAAAGTCTAATTCAAGGAAAATTCAAAATTCCAGGTAGTAGTTTTACTATCAGTGGCAATAATCCTGGTGATTCTGTCGTTACAGTTGATTCTACCATCGGATTCCCAAATTCGGGATCCTTTAAGGTAGGCACAAACACCGTCACATACACCGACAAGACCGTTACACAGTTCTTAGGGTGCTCTGGTATAGTAGATGCCATAGAACCAAGAACAGAGGTCTTACAAGACCTTGTAGTCTATGCTTTTGAAGACAATGATTTGACTAAACCTGTCAAATTTAATATTACTGGTGTTCTCAGTAATCTTGAACAGGACGATGAGATTTTTTCTGCTGTAGAAGGATCGATCATTTCTGTAAAGAATTTGGGTCAAGTAGTATCCAATCAGGAAGAAGATCAATCCTACAAAAAAGTTTTTTATAACTCTTGGATCTATAATACATCCGCAAGATACTTTGTAAGTTCTTTTAATGGATCTACTTTTAATCTGGAATCACCTATTGATAGATCTAGTTTGAAATCTGGAGACTTCGTAGATATTGTAGAAAGATCAAGTCAAACTATTGCTGCGGAGAATCTTGAAGTTTTAAGCATCAACCTTACTAATAATGCGGTAACTTTGGGTTCTGGTGATTATTCTTCCGTAAATCCAAACGGATTTTACGATATTAGAAAGAGAATCAATACAGCAGTTAGTGTAGGTGCTACTCTATCTGAAGGTAACAACGTTCTTGCAACTGATGTTTTAAACACATATGTTGAAAATGATGAGTTTGGATATGTAACATCCAACTCTTTACCTTCTTATACGATTAGACCCGTAACCACAGAGTCTCAAATTTCCGTAGCATCTACTGAAAGTGGTTCTATTCAGAATTATGATTCCAATACTCTTTCCTATGATGTAATCTCTTTCCAAAATGCTGTACCATTTGTCACTGGTGATGAGATCTTCTACAGTCCAGCAGACGGTGTTGCTCCAATTACTGGACTGACTACGGGAAGTTACTTTGTATTCGTAGAGGCAGCTCCAAACAATAATAGAATTAAGTTAGCACTATCCAGATCGTTCCTTGCTGTTGGATCCTATATCAAATTCAATCCAACTGGATCTGGTCCACATGGTTTTACACTTGCTGAGCAAAGAACCAGTGTAATTCAACCACAGAAACTTCTTAAGAAGTTCCCTCTTTCTCAAGACCTCACTGACGGTAGCAAAGATCTAACACAACCAGGATCAACTGGTATGTTGATCAATGGTGTTGAAATTGTCAACTATAAAGTTGATGATTCCGTATTCTATGGACCTTTGAATAGAGTAGAAGTCTTTAGTGGTGGATCTAACTATGATGCAGCAACACCACCAAGAGTTATTATTGATAGTCCCTCTGTTTCTACTGGAACAACTGCTTTAGTGCAACCAGTTGTTGAGGGATCTTTTTCTAAAATCCTGGTAGATCCCGTAAACTTTGATATTGAAGAAGTTCTGACAATCGACATTGCTGGTGGTAACGGTAAAGATGCCTCTGCTTCCGCAACCCTTGCTTCTGAATTCAGAGAAGTTTTCTTTAATGCCAACACTCTTGCTGAAGGTGGTGGTATTGATGTTTCTGCAAATTCAATCACCTTTGATACTCAACATAATTTCCAAACGGGTGATCCTATTGTTTATAACGCGTTAGGTAATCCTGCTCTTGGTATTGCTACTAATACAGATAATGATGCAATACAAGGATTAACTCTTCAGACTGGAAATATCTACTATTCCAAGTTTATCAATAGCAGCACTATTCAAATCCATAATACAAAACTGGATTCCCAGTTAGGTATTAATACGATTGGTATTACTACTGAGAATAATGCTGGACTGATGAAGTTCAGAACTACCAATAAGAAGCTAAAGATTGATAGTATTAACATCCTTAACCCTGGACAAGGGTATTCTAATAGGAAACTCATTGTTCAGTCAACAGGTATTAATACAGCAAATGACACTATTGTTTTCAATAATCATAACTTTACTAATGGGGATTTTGTAGAATACGAATTCTTTGATACTGCTGTCTCTGGTCTTTCTACTACAGTTCAGTACAAAGTATTGACTGTCTCAAATAATGAATTTAGACTTGCAAATGCTGGTGTAGGTGGAACTAACCTCAGTGATTTCAACAGAGGTAAGTTTGCTAAGTTAGGTACAGTTGGTGTTGGAAGTCATGTCTTCAAGTATCCACAAATCACCGTAACCATTAAAGCTGTAACAACACAACAAACAGAAGGAACTTTTACTGCCACTCCAGTTGTCAGAGGTCCTATTGTTGATGCATATCTGTATAATGAAGGAACAGATTATGGTTCCGAAATTCTTAACTTCCAGAGAACACCAGAAATTTCTGTTGAGAGTGGAAAGAATGCAGAAGTTAGACCAGTAATCATTAA